AATATGGGGAACTTACCTAATACGGCTTTACCTCAAGCACCGGGTAATCAAACTTTAATAGAAGCATTACAAGGAACTACTAACTCAAGACCGGTAAGGACTTACGTAGTAAGTCAAGATATGTCTAATCAACAACAATTCGATAGAACTATAAAATCGAGGTCGTTGATATAATGGCATAAAAGAAATTAAAATATATTTATTATAGAATGAAAATCGTAGAATTACTAATAGACGAGGATTTTGAGGAGTCAGGTATTGAAGCAATATCTTTAGTAGCGACCCCCGCACACGAGGAAAACTGGATTGCTTTTAATGGTGAAGAAGAACCGATACAAGATAATACTATTACCTATAAAATAGTGGAGGACGACTTCTGTTCTCAAAACCCCCTTATTAGCACATTAGGAGAGCCGTATAACGACCTAATCGAACAGGGGTGGGTAATTACTCGCGTAGAGCATATGACACCCGAGAGGATACTAAAAATGAGCCGTCAAAAGTTTAATTCTAATCCTAACGCCGAATCCTACGAGGATACGGAACAATTTAGATTGAGGTTCAAGTACGTCGGAGTAAGGGATAATAAAAATCGTCAGTTCTGCGCCGATATGTTGTCTATGAATAGAGTTTATCGTATGGAGGATATAGAGCAATTATCTAATCCCGAGTTCGGCAACTACGACATCTTTACTTGGAGAGGTTCTTTTAATTGCCGTCATACGTGGGTTAAACTAATATATCAACCTGAAGGAAAAATTAGAAACTCTGGTCTTTCAACTTTAGGTCTAATAGATACGGAGTCCATGAACCCAAGATTACAACCCGATACGAGAACGAGAGCGACTATCGAATCTACTACTCCTCAAAACCAGTGGGAACCTGGTACTCAACGAACTGGGCCTAATATGGCGGTCGGTTATATGAGTAAAGATAAGATGGGATTAGAGGACGCTTGTTGGGAGGGATACGAAGCGATTGGAACTAAAATATTAGACGGAAAAGAAGTACCTAACTGCGTACCTATTAAACTAACCGAAGACGACTTTGCGGAGGCTATTACTGATTATCCTCAAGGAGTAAAGGACGCAGCGGCTCGAGTAGTTAAATATACTGAAGAAAACGGATGGGGTACTTGTGGAACTCAAGTCGGTAAGGTTAGAGCATCTCAATTAGCGAACGGAGAACCTATTTCAGTCGATACGTTGAAAAGAATGTATAGTTATTTATCCCGTCATAAAGTAGATCTACAGAGTTCGACTAGTTATGAAGACGGATGTGGTAAGTTGATGTACGATAGTTGGGGTGGAGAAGCCGGACTTACTTGGGCTGAAAGGAAACTCAAACAATTAGAAAACGAAAAAATGACCTTCGCTGTTGCTAGTGAAGATAAAATGATTATCGTAGGAGCCGCGATGATCCCGAATAAGATGATACATAGATACGATATGTTCGGGAACAAATATTACGTATATTTCTCAAAGGACTCTATTAGAAAAATGGCTAATAGGTTCTTGAAGCAAAAAAGGACTGACGAAACCTCCATAGAACATAACGGATTAAAGTTAGGTTCGGATAAGGTCTATATTACTGAAAGTTGGATTAGTGAAGACCCCGCTAAAGATAAGTCCTCTATTTATGGATTTGACTTACCGGCGGGTACTTGGTTCGTCCAAATGAAAGTAGATGACCCTAAAGTATGGGAACTCGTTAAACAAAATAACTTGAGTGGTTTTTCAGTAGAGGGATTATTCAAGGAAAAAGCAGTTTTTTCTAAACAGGAAGGACAAATAAACCAAATAAAACAACTATTAAAATCAATATAAGATGAATAGTATTAAAACCCTACAAAAAATTAAGCAGATTTTAGGACTAACTCCTCAAATATTCTTTGAAGCAAAAACTGAACAAGGTATTATGATGAAGATGGAGGGAGAACTAGAATTAGGGTCTATGATATATGTTGCTACGGAGGAGGGTTTAATTCCGGCTCCGGCGGGGGAACATATGTTAATGGACGGAACTAAAATTGAAGTAGATGAGGATTCTAAAGTCAAAAAAATCGATATGGGTTCGATGGAGGATAAAGAAGAAATCAAAAAAGAAACTGAAGAAATGTTTGCTGACGTAAAGTTGAAAGACGGAATGATTATGCGAGTAGAGGGGGACGAGCCGACTGTGGGTCGTTTAACTAAAAAAGTTTCTTATGATGGCGCTTTATTACCCTTCACCGATGGAGATTATGAGACAACCGACGGAAAAGTAATTTCAATCGTCGGAGGTGAAATCAAAGGTATTACCGAAAAAGGTAAGGAGGAGGCGTTTGTAATCGCTGAAACCGCTGATGGAGCTAAAGTAGAATCTAAAACCTTCGATGTTGGTGAAGAAGTATTTGTACTTGACGGAGACGAGAAAAAAATGGCTCCCGACGGCGAACACCAAGTAGTCCTAAAGGACGAGAGCGGTAATGACGTTAAAATTAGAGTAATGACTAAAGACGGGATTATTACCGAGAGAGAAAACGTAGAAGAAGGTATGGGAGCGGAAAAACTCGCTGAACTTTTTTCTGAAGCGTTGAAGAAATTAGAAACAAAAATCGATGTTCTAGTATCGAAACAAAACCAACTAGAAACTAAAGTCCAAAAGTTCGCTAAAGAACCGGCGGGAGACCGAGTATTTACTCAAAAAACTTTCACCGAATCAAAATCTGAAGACCGAATGGAGTCATTCAAGAGGCTGAGGGAGGCGATGAATAAAAACTAAACTATTTTAATTTATTACTAAAATGAAAAAATTAACAAAAATGAACTTTAACTACGACCTTGGTGGTTTATCAGCGTACGTAGATCAGTTGTCTTCAGATATTATTTCAGAGGCGGTATTATCCCCTGTGAGTATGAAGTACTTAAACGTTGTACCTGGAATAAAGGGAACACAAAACGTGAATCTTTTATCCGAAACTTTATCGGTACAAACAGGAACGACTTGCGGATGGAACGATGCTGGTGATATTACTTTTACCACTGTACCTTTGACTGTTCAGGCATTAAAGGTAAATCAATCCTTATGTCTTGAGGAGTTAAACACCTTATGGCTTGGTCAGTATCTAAATCCGGGGTCTTATAATGAGCAGGCACCATTTGAGCAGGCTATTGTAGATTTACAAACTAAACAAATTAAGCGTTATAATGAAGACCTTTTATGGAATGCTTCATCAGGGACTTCTACGTTCTCAGGTTTTATCGAATTATTGAATAATACCGCTGGTGTAGTTAAATTGACAGGTCAAACTGCGTTGTGTTCTATTACGGGAGCATCAGTAGTAGAAAAGGCTAATTCGGTTCTTACCGCTGTAGATAATATCATCAACGCTTTAGATAGAAATATCTATGATAGAGACGATATTGTAATCTTTATGTCTCAACAACAATTCAAGTGTTATTTAGTAGCGTTGAGAAACGTGAATAACTTTCACTTCACCGAACCTACACTAGGTCAGGTTTATGAAACATTCCACCCTCAAACTAAATATAAAGTAATTGGAGTACCGGGTCTTAACGGAAGTAATTTAATCGCTGCGTCGGCAAGTCAATATTTCATGGCTGGGGTCGATCTTATGAGCGATGAGGATTCTTTCCGTTCTTGGTGGTCTCAAGACTTCCAAGAGGTACGTATTATGTCGGCTTGGAAATTAGGAACAGCGATTGCGTTTCCTCAATTTTTCGTGACAAACGGACTATAATTAAACGGGGGGTGAATAACCCCCCTTATTCAATAATAAACTAAAAAACTAAATATAATATAAAATGAGTTGTAATTTAGCACAAGGTATTACTTTTGGTTGTAGAGACAACGCAGGTGGTGTAAATAGAGTTTGGATTACTGATTTTGATAATATCACATCAATAACTAAAAACACGGGAGACACCATTACTTCTATTACAGGAACAGGAACGTTTTATGCTTTCGATCTTATCCGCACAACGTCGGAGATGACCGAAACTATAAATGCCTCCCTTGAAAACGGCACTGTATTCTATACCCAAGAACTAGTTATGTTTTTCGCAAAACTAGAACAATACAAAAGAAATATCCTAAAGACCCTCGCTCAATCTTTCAGATTAGCGGTGATATTCGAGGATAATAATGGTTCTTATTTCTTACTTGGTGAGGAATATGGAATGTTCGTAAGCGCTGGTTCAAGCGTGACCGGACTTGCTTTAGGTGATCGTCAGGGATATAACTTGACCCTCCAAGCATTAGAACAATTACCGATGAACGAATTGAGCGGAGCAATCGGTTCAGTCGTTTCAGGTATTATTGTAGAATCCTAAATATTTATCACAGGGGGGTTTATAATAACTCCCTTGTGATTATTTTATACGAAGAAGATGATATTATTAAAAGCGAACCAATTAAATAAAATAGTTGTGACCCTCACGGAAAACTCTACTCTGTGTGATCCCGAATACCTATTTTATTTCGTTCATATATTCTCAAAAGATAGTGTAGCGTTTATCCTCCCTAATATATCTATTCATAAGGAGCGATACGATGAGTTCGAGTTCGTTGAAGGACGAAATGTCGGAGAAATCGCTTTTCCATATACTGGCGAATATAATTACTTCGTATATCAACAGCCACAGGGGTCGGGTAATCTTGACCCTTTATTATCTAATGGGTTAGTTGAAAATGGTATTTGTATGTTTATTGAAATAACAAAGGATACTACTAACGAGTATTTTATTGAATTTGTTTCTGATGATGAGTTTAATTCTAATACTATTTTTGCTCCTGACGAATTACAACCACCGAGTCAAACTCCATCAAATACTCCGTCCCCAACTCCTACGAGGACTCAAACTCCTACGCCGACTCAAACTCCGACTATTACCCCTACGACAACTCCTACTTTAACTCCAACTCCGAGTTCAACACCTCCACCTCCATTTAACCCATTATCATTAGGTAATCTACAGCATTGGTATTTATCTACGAGTGGTGCTACAGCGGCATCTTGGACTAACTTGGGACTATTGGGCGGAGCACTTACTCAAGGAGACCCATTATTACGACCATCAATTATTACCGATACATTAGGGTCATTCAGTGGATTAGCGGTAAATTATACGAATAGTGATAATCAATTTAGTTCATTTCCATTAGAGAATTATTCAGGAGGAACTATTTTTAAGGTTATGAAAAGAAATACTACGGGAACAGGAAACTGGACTAGCAATTTGGGGGGATCCTTTGGTGGAGTTATGTTATTTGGAACTAATCCACTTGAAATACAAAAAGACCCTACGGCTTATCAGGCAGAGCCAGCAATTCCTGTTGGAGACCCTATTTTAATTACCGCTTCAGGAGAATCTCCTACATTCTTTACTGCGGCATTTAATGATGCTATATCACCATTCCCAGCACCTGTCAGTCGTCCTGATTTATCTGACTTCTTGGGTATTGGTGATAATACGGGTCAAACTGGTAATGATACAAGTATATTTGAGTTTTTAATTTATAACCGATTACTCAATAGTTCCGAATACGCACAGGTTGTAAATTACCTGAAAACAAAATATCAATATAGTACTTGGTGATATTGATAAAACTTTATATTTATAATTATGAACGAAGAAATAAAAAAAAATAAGGACTTTTTACAGGTATTCGACTTTGCTACGGCTAAAGTTCCGTTGATAGAGGAAAACCTAATCGTAAATACTAGAACGCCTTGGGTCTATTATGGTGTAGCCAATTTAGCTCCTCAAGAACTAATACGTCTTTATAACACTTCTCCAACCCATAGAGCGGCTATTACTTCCAAGTGGTACGGAACACGTGGAGAATCTATATCGTTGAAATTAGGGGACGATAATAGGTTAATGATGGCGAATAGTTTGGGTGATAATCTATATGATATTTGGGATAAGTGCTCCCTTGATTTTATTTTGTACGGAGGGTTCGCAATCAACGTCGTTTGGCGTAAAGACAGGGAGGCGGGCTTCGATATGTATTATATGGATTTTTCTAAATTGAGAGCCGAAAAGTCGGACTTCCACGATAGAATCCATAATTTTTATTATAGTTCGGATTGGGCGTTTCCTAAAAAGTTCGTCCCTCGTAAATTACCGGCATTCGATATACAAAACGAAGAACCTTCTCAAGTATTCTATTATACTACTCATTCCGCCGGCAATAACTATTACCCGACTCCCAGTTATTGGGGTTCAGCCACAGCAATTTCAACGCAGGTTGAGATTTTTAATTGGCATTTCAATAATATCGTAAATGGACTTAGCCCGTCCCTGTTTATCGCACTGAACTCTGGAATACCAGATCCGGATCAACGCGAAGAAATCTATAACACTATGGTAAGTAAATATGCCGGAAGCAACGTTTCTGGTAAATTGTTCCTAACCTTTAGTGATAGTAAGGAGCAAGCCCCTGAAATTACCCCTATACAAAATAACGGGTCGGATAAATTATGGGTGGAGTTGAACTCGATGGTTCAAGAAGCAATTTTAACCGCACACCAAATCTCATCACCTGAACTACTTGGCATTATGACGCCAGGTAAATTAGGGACAGCTGACCACCTCGAAGCCCAAGATCACTTCCAACATTTAGTTATAAAACCATTACAGACCGAAATAAAAATCGTCTTCCAAAAATTACTTACCTTGAGGGACGCAGGAGTTCCTACGGAAATAGAAGTCAAACAATTTGAGATGGTGTCTATGAAGGATGCGGCACCTACTGAAGATATAAACGTCAATAAAAATGTTGATGTAATAAAAGACGAAACTTTAACCTAATATAATATGTCTCAAGCATTAGTCCCTCAAAATGTATTACTTATATCGGAGAATAAACTCAAGAACTTCACTGACATAGACCAAAATTGTACGTCAGCAGTCCTGTTGCCGTTCATCGGAGTAGTCCAACAAACCAAGTTAGAATACATACTAGGACGACGTTATTACGTTCAATTATTAGATGAGGTCTCAACTAATACTTTAACTACTATCAATAGTAATTTCCTTCAATACTTCTGCCAACCATTACTTATTTGGGCGGCTTACGCAGAGGCTTTGCCATCAATTTTTATGAGAATTAAAAACAACGGCATCGTTAATGGTTCGGAAAAAACTATTACTATATCCGAGATGGAGTATATGCAGACGAGGGCTGATAATAGGTCTCAATTCTTCGAGAGGAGAATGATTGAAGAAATTATCTTTAATCAATCTAATTATCCTTTGGTTTATAGTTATACTTCTACTGACGGGATGCGTCCGCATCTTGGAAAAAACTATTTCAGTGGTATTCACTTGAATAATGGGCCTAGAAGTCAGAACCTAATGATTGGGCCTGGTAGTGGGGTATTGACTTCGGTAATATACTCCGATCCTACGTGGGCGTGTTGTGGTTGGTAAATAAAAGATATTATGAATATAGAAACTATTTTAACAATATTAGGGAGTAATGTAATAACGAGTATCGCCTCGTTTTTCGCCGGCAAAAGAAAAACAAAAGCGGAGACCGATAATCTTATATTATTAAACTTGGAAAAATCTATATTATTATATTCTCAAATTATAAATGACTTGAGGTCAGAAATAGAATTATTAAATATAAAGGTACAGGAGTTAGAAACTAAAATAGACGAACTCCACCTTGAAAATAAAAAGTTAAAATCGTTAGTTAAATAATGCCATTACCTATAAAAACGGACAAAGAAACGGACAGCGAGTTTATATCAAGATGTGCTGTTAAAGTATCGGACGAGTTCCCCTCGTTTGAGCAACGACTCGCGGTATGTTATAGTCAGTTAGAAAAAACGAAGATGTCTAAAGATAAAGAAAAAGATACGTTCGTTATTCAGCCAAGACGTAAGGAGAATAGAGGGGTTTATCTAAAGCGTTGTTCCTCTAATTCTAAAATGAGAGAAATGTACCCTATGATGAAGGAACGTATGGGGTATTGTCTAAATAGTTATTCGGAGTTTTATAGATGGTGGGGTAAGTTTGAGGATTCTAATATACCTGCGGACTCAACGTTAGGTCGTTGTATCGCTCGGAAAAGGGCTACAGGGATTGATTATAAACAAGCCTATAGAGAATGCGCTTCTAAAGTAGTAGTACCTAATACTCCAATCGTTATGAGTGATAATTTACTTATAGAACCCGTAGAGTTCAGCGAAATGAGCGTCTTGGGTTATAATACGAAATACTTTTATATTTGTCCGGGAGCCCAAGCGACCTTCGACCATTTAATTAGTATGAACCCCGACGAAGAAACGGCGGGTATGATAAGGAGTGCGGCTCAAATCGCTGATAATGTATTTCAGATCGAAGCGAAGGTATTAGAGGATAAGACGGCGACTACGGAACAACTCAATCAAGCGGAAATATTAGTTGATGACTTCTACGATCTTATAGATGAAATAGACGAAGAATTAGGAATGATACACGACGTTTCTTATATGGACGGACATATCGACCTTATCGAGTCCTACATAAATAAATAAATTAAACTAAAAAAATAAAAAATATGAGTTTTTCAATATCAAATACTTCGGCTTCAGCGGTAATTACTACATTATCTACGCCGAGTAGTACGACTGGCGAATTGACTATAACCGATGGTTCTTTACCTTTGGTTGAAGGTGATTTAATTAGCGGTACTAATACGGAAATAAACGATACTAAAGGATCTCCGTTTGGGAGTATTCTTATGATGCTTCAACAAGGGGACGCCAAGATAGACACCTATGTAAATAATACTTTATATTCAACTGATACATATGGTTCAGGTTTAATATCAGTTCAGACCCCTATTCTTCAATCAGGAGATAGTTTAACTATGGCTGTGTCCGATCCTTCGGTTAGTTGTTTTGACCTCAAGTCATTCAATACTGATAACTCTGGAACTGCGGAGTTGATGATAGAACAACCTGATGGAAAAGCGATTGTCGCTGGTTATTTCACAGAATATGATGGTGATACATCAATTACAAGAATACAGAGGTTTAATACTGATTTGTCCGTTGATACTACATTTGATGCTGGTACGGCTACAAATGCTGATATTTACGCAATGGCATTACAACCTGACGGAAAAATTATAATAGGTGGAGGATTTACTACTTATAACGGAGTCGCAAGAAGAAGAATCGCAAGATTAAATACTGATGGTTCTTTGGATACTTCATTTGTAATTGGAACTGGTTTTTCTGCTTCTGTGTGGGCTGTTGCGGTTCAAGAAGATGGAAAAATATTATGTGGTGGTGATTTTACTAGTTATAGTGGAACTCAAAGAACTAGAATAGCAAGATTAAATACTGATGGTTCTTTGGATATTTCATTCAGTCCTTCTTCATTTGATAATACAATTTATCAAATAAAACTCCAACAGGACGGAAAAAGTATTGTCGGAGGGGCGTTTATATCAGGAGGGACAACTTCATTAGGTCGTATTTGTAGATTAAATACTAATGGTTCTTTGGATACGACTTTTGGTCTTGGTGGAGGATTCAATAATGATGTGTATTCACTTGAAATTGACTCTGATGGAAAAATTATTGTCGGAGGAGCATTTACACAATATAGCGGTCAAAGTCGTAATAGAATTGTTAGGTTAAACTCAACTGATACATTAGATAATACCTTTAGTATCGGTTCAGGATTTACTAAAAATGTTGGAGGGGGATATGTTTTTGATATAAACATCAAAAATGGTAAATATGTTGTTGCTGGAAACTTTGACAACTATAACGGAGTTGCTGTTGGAGGATTTACAAGAATAAATAACGACGGATCCCGTGATACTACTTTCAATAGTGGAACTGGTTTTGATTTTGATTTTGTAAATACATTTTCAAGTCCAATTTTGACACTATCAAATGGTAATACCCTTGTGACTAGTATATTCACAGAGTATAATGGAACACCAACTCCTAACTTTGTTGCTGTAGATCCATTTGGGAAACTATTAAATTGCGAATAATTATTGATTACCAAGATACTATTAGTTATAATAGGTATTAGGGGGGGAGGTTCTCTTGTTTGTTTTTCCCATTTCTATTTTAGATGCTTTACCAAACCCCCCCTTCTTTTCTAAAAGTTAAATAAAAAATATTTAACTTTTTTTTTATTTCTTCTTTACCTATAGGGTATTTATATTTATATTTAGATATAAACAAATTAGAAATGGAAAAGATAATAAGAACAAAAGACCAAGTTGAGAAACTACTTCTAAAAGAACTTGAAATTAAAAAGGAGTATAATTATTACCAAAATCATTTATCGAAATACTCTAAACAATAATGGTAATCAAAAAAAGGGTTTGTCGCCATTGTTTCCCTTTTCCTCCGTTCCGAGCGAGTGGAGGTTTTTTTTTCTAATATTTTTTTTATTATAAAATATTTCTTTACCTTTATACCTCACAATTAAACAAACAAAAAAAATTATGAAAAATACTACTTACATCCGCAACAATTTCAAGACCTCCACTTTACCCCGATTGAAACAAATGAAGGGTTATACCTCCGATAAAAAAATCGACGCTTGTGAAATACTAACGTCGGTATTGAAGGATATGGAGAACACCAGTCATAGTCAAGACGACCTATTCAATAGATTAGTAGAATCGAAATCTAACGATTTGGATTTTATAAAATCCGCTTGTATCGAACATTCTATGTATCAACTAAATAATATGAATGAGCAGATGCTAAAAGAATTATCAGACCTATTAGATATTAAATAAACTAAATAAAACTATAAAAAAATGGAACACATTAAAATCAATTTCAAGAAAGACCTAAAAGATATGGATTTGTCCCTTCGGGTCGATGAGGTTAAAATCCTCTATAACGCTTGTATCGATATTCTTGAGGAAACTCCCGAGATGATTAGTTATAACGATGTCGCGTATAAACTAAAAAAGATGTTAGAGGACAACGACCGAAAAAAAAATAAAGTTGAAAAACCTAAACAATTAGATTTGTTCCTAATAGGCGAAATATCGATTTGGTTAGGAGTATCCCCTGATAGAGAGGGAGAAGTAATATGTTGGCTTATGAAAGACGGACGACAAGTATATTATCACCCTCAAGAAAATTGGGCTTATACTTTAGATTTTATCGATTGTTTCCGTGATTTTTTCGCTCTCAAAGGAATATTTCAGAGTCGAGGAGTAGATCTTGAGGACGCTTATACCGAAGATGAATGTAAATAATTAGTGTTTTATTCCAAGTTAAAGCCCCTACTATTCAGTAGGGGTTTTTTTATATCGTTCCGCTCTTCCTTCAGGGTTTATTTCGCCGTTAGGGAGGTAATGATTATCAGTATTATATTTCCTTTTTTTATACTTCATAGGGTATTTTTCATTCACGTTATGTTTATCCAAGAATTGTTTATGAACGTCCCCCCATACGTCATATCCGATTTTAGATAAAATATCATACATATCGTCGTAATCTTTTTTAGTAGTCCCCGCCATATTGTAATACGACTCCTCTGACCTTCGGAACTCCTTATTGAAGGGGTGTATTTTTCCCTCCTCCCTTTTTTTGTTCGTCCTTCTTTGGACTACGCATATTTTACAAGAGCCTTGACGACCCATTATACAATTTTTACAGGAGTAGAACGACTCTAGTGTTTTTTCCTGTTCGCAAGTTTTACATTTCTTTTTTTCCATATCTATAAATAGTATCTTTTTACAAAAAGTTTTTCGTTGAGGAAAAATAAAGTTAAAAAGTCGTGTGAGTTATTTTAACGGGTCGTAGTTCAACGATCGTAGGTAAGATTGAGTCGATATACCTTTAGAGTTAAAATCGTCTTAAATTGAAGATATTAGGGTTAAAAAAATAATTTAATTTTTTTTAGTTTTTTATTTAACTTTTATGTTGGGAGCCTATATTTATCTTTGTCCCTTCTGACTACTCGGACATTAAAGAAATTATAGACCCCCGTAGAGTAATTCTTGAAGTCAGAAGCAAGATATGAAATACGAGGGGTTTTTTATTATTATGAAAGATAGACAACTATTATTACCTAAATCATTAGTCGAAACTTGGGTCTATGATTTGGAATCCAAAGAAAAATTAGAAATAATTGAAGTAGTTTTTAACTGGTATTTAGATAATCCCCCCGTTGAAATAAAAAGTAGAACCATAAAATTACTATGGAATAACATATTACCTACTCTACAAAATTATAAGGATAATTACGAAGCGGGTAAGAAGGGAGGAGCCCCTAAAGGAAACTCTAACGCTAAAAAACAACCCCCCTTGTTTTTAGAAACAACCCCCGTTGAATTAAAAAATAACCCTTTGTTTTTAGAAACAACCCCCGTTGTTTTAGAAAACAAGCCTAAAGATAAAGATAAAGATAAAGATAAAGATAAAGATAAAGATAAAAATATAGATATAGATAAAGAAACAGATAAAGTATTAAACGAGTTATTAAATAGACATAATTAAAATGAACGATCATATAGAAGATTGGCAACGAGGTAATGATAGTACTTTAACTCCCTTGAAAAGATTAGAATTATTAAATGATTGGTTGAAACAAAATCATAAAGACGTAAAGAAAAATATTTACCTCAAGGAAAAGCGGGAGGAACTCCCACCAGTCGGCTTTGTTAAACTTTAATATTTATTAGTATGACGGAACAAGAACGATTAAACGATATATTCGACGGGAGTTTTAATCCCGATCTAAAATATTTTGAGATCCCCGTAGAACAAAGGGATATTATAGCGACAAAGTTCGTAAATCATTATGACCTTATCTTCAAGGAGGATAGAACTAAAATAGAAGTATATTTGGAATACTTCAAGTTCAAGAGGGAACAAGCGTTAGAAGTAGAATTATACGAAGCCGCAGACCTTTACGAACGACTTATAAAAAAATTATTAGAAAACGCTATACTTTTAGACCATTAGGTCGTATAGTTATTAGAAAGATAAAAATATGGAAATTACAAACAGAACCGAAAAAAGAATATACGAACTCGTACTACAGAGGATCTATATTACTCCCGAGCGTTATTGCTTACTAACCAACGTAGAAATAGGAAAAATATTAGACGTATCCCCTATTACTGTGAGAGACAAAATAATCAAATTACGGAAAAAAGGACTATTAGAATGTCGTATCAATTACTTCGACGAGAATAATAAGTACTTCGCTAGACAAATACTAAAGCCCGAATAAATTGATTAAACACAACGATTTTGTTAAAAAATTGGATAGAGGAGAATATCAACGAATTAAAGAAGATATGTAATCGGGTCGCTAGACAAAATAATACTGACGACCTATTACAAGTTTCAATAGAACAACTTATCAATAACAAACGTATAAACGACGTTCCTGTTAATGAAAGGTTGTTCTTTTTTGCTAAAATAGTTAGAAATAATTTCAACTCGAAAACTAGCAAATATCATAAAATCTATGGAAATAATCGGTACGTTGAATTAAACTATAATATCGACTTACCTAACGAAGAATATGAAGAACCTATTTTAACTATGGAATGGGTTTTAGAGGAGATTGAAAAGATAAAACAATACGATTGGTACTCGGGACAAATATTTTTATTATGGTTGGCTAAAGGAGCGAACCTAACTCAATTATCGAAACAGACCGGCATACCGATAAATACTTTATCGAGGGATATACGAGAAGTGAAAAATTACTTGAATAAACTTTATAACGAAAAAATTAAATAAAATGGGTTGTAATTGTAAGGGAAACCGCCCTCAAACTAGAACTAAATTAGTAGAAAACTCTACTATAATCGAACCTGAAAAACTAACTTTAGAAACTATGATTGGAGACGAAAAACCGCCTTTCACTCGTCAAGAGGTTCAACGAGCCCTTGACTTCTTGAACGGGATTACGTCCTCCTACGAGGAGAAATTATACCTCTACGAGTTCCATAACAAGTATCATCGCGAAGACCTAAAACCTTCGTGTAGTGTATGTTTGCCGAGGATACAAAGTAGA